ACCACCACCGTCGTCCTGTCCAACGCCTCCGTCGCCATCGGCGCGGTCGACGTATCGGACCAGGTGCGATCCGTCACCCTCACCATCGGCTACGACCAGCTTGAGGTCACCGCCATGGGCGCAACCGGCCGCGCGTACACGAAGGGCCTCCAGTCCGTCGACGTGACTCTGGAAATGTTCAACTCGTACGGCGCATCCGAGGTCGAGGCCACGCTGGAGGACATTGTCGGCGACAACGCCGTCACGCTCGTGATCTCGCCCAACGGCACCACCGAGTCGGCCACGAACCCCGAGTACACCATCACTGGCGCGTTTCTCGCGAACTTCACGCCGATCGTGGGCACCGTCGGCGAGCTCTCCATGGTGAACGTCAACCTCGTTGGCGGCACCTGGGCCCGCGACGTGACCGCACCCTGATCTAACCCAACACCCAATTAGGAGCCCGACATGATTGGAATGGATTTACAGATCACGATGATGGACGACGCCGAACACGTCGTACCCATCACCTACGGAGTCGCCTGTCGGTGGGAGGACGCTAACCCCGGCCTCTCACCGAAAGCGTTCCTCGAGGACGTGAAATTCAAGCCGTTCTGCCGACTCGCCTACGAGGCTCTCAAGTCGGCGAACATCACCGTGAAAGCGTGGCCCCAGTTCATCGACACGGTCAAGGAGATCAACTGGGTCCCAAAAGAACCGAAGGAGCAGCGCACTACCACGTCAACCTGATCGCACAGCTCTCCATTAGGACCGGCATTAGCCCGCTCGACCTGATGGAAGCACCTAGCATCATCGTTGACGAGATGGTCCGGCTCCTGATCGAATCAGGCGAGAAAGGAGCACCATGAAAGCCCAAGTTGTCGGCCTCAAGGAAACGCTCCGCGACCTCAACAAACTGGACAAGGAACTGTCCAAGGAAATTCGTAAGGACATCCGCAACGTCGTCCAACCATTAGCTGATGCGATCAACCAGGCGATCCCAGGTGGCGCACCGCTTTCCGGCATGGATCACAACGGCCGAACCGGCTGGGGCAACCGCAAAAAAGTCGCCGTCAAGCTCGACACCCGCAAGCCCCGCAAATACGTCGAACGGCCCGGCCGCACCGTCACCAACGTCGTCCGAGTCACCACCAAAGACGCACCCACCGCGATCGTCGACATGGCCGGCCGAGCAGGTGGCACCCAATCTCGAGCACCGCTAGCCCGCCAACGCCCCAACTTCTCGCGAGCCCTGAACAGTCGCCTCGGCGCACCGTCACGGTTCATGTGGGCCACTGCCGAGGGCCAACTAGATGAGCTCCAGCGCAACATAATGCCCATCATCCATCGCGTCGAGGACATTATGAACCGCGACCTCAAGAACACCTACAGGACCGGCTGACATGGCAATCAACATTCCCATCATCACCGAGTTCTCCGACGCGGGACTCAAGTCAGCCCAAGGCGCGTTCAACAATTTCAAGACCCAGGTTTCTCAGGCCGACGGTGTCATGGGCAAATTCAAGGCTGGAGGAGCCGCCGCCCTCGATGCCGTCAAGGCAAACGCGCTTGGATTCGCCGCAGCTGGTGGCGCGGCCCTCGCCGCATTCGCCGCCAAATCCGTCATGGCATTCAACGAGACAGCCCTGGCCGCAGGCAAGTTCGCCGAAGCGACCGGCCTGTCCGTCGAGGAAGCATCCCGGTGGACCGAAGTAGCAGGCGACATCGGCGTCGAGGCCGACACCGTCCAAAAAGCCATGGACAAGCTCAACAAGGCAATCGCCACCGGCTCCAAAGAGTTCAAGGAATTGGGAGCCGAAGTTGCCTACACCTCGGCCGGCGCGGTCGACGTAAACAAGACCTTCCTCAACACCGTCGAAGCACTGCGACGCATCGAGGACCCTGCCAAACGCGCCGAACTTGCATCCAAGACGTTGGGCAAGGGCTGGCAAGAAATGAGCGAACTGATCGCCCAAGGCTCCAACCGCCTAGAGGACAGTCTTGCCAGCGTTTCGGATGCCAAGGTCATCAATCAAGAGGAGCTCGAGCGGGCCCGCCAATTCCGCGACTCGCTTGACCAGCTGACCGACAAGGGCGGCGACCTCGCCATGACCCTCGGCGGTGCGCTTCTGCCAGTCCTGGCCGACCTTCTCGGCGCACTCAATACCGTCATCACGACCGTCCAAAAGACCGCTGGAGCGATCCAAGATTTCATGTCCGGCATTGGCGGTCGCGGCCTGGAAAATATGGTCGAAATGGCGAAAACGCAAGAGGAAATCAACACTAACCTCAAAGAGTCGTGGAGCGCGTATTACAGCTCACGTCGAGCTGCCGAACGGCTCGCCGCAGCCCTCTATGACACGACCCAGGCGACCGAGGAAGCCGACGAAGCATGGCAAGAACTTCTCGGCTCGCTGTCCGAGCAGGAAGCCTGGAATGATGTGCTGGACGCCTTGGACGACGTCCACAAAGCGTCCTATGAGGCGCTCGTGTCCGGTACGGCCGAGGACGCCCGGCGGGCCCAAGGCGCAATCAACGATCTGACAGGCGACATCTATGACTACGTCCAATCACTCGGCAACATCCCGCCCGACGTCCAAACCAAGATCGTGGCCCTGCTTGAGCGCGGCGCATTTGACGAAGCAATCGCCCTACTCAACAACATCCGCGCCGGAGCGACAGCTGTCATCACCGGCACCGTCAGCGGCATCCCGGTACCAGCCGGGCAGACACCGTCAGAAACACGGCCGCCTGTTATGCGCCCACCGGCCAAAATCCCGACCCGCCCAGTCGCCGGTGCATACGGCATCAACATCAATGTGGCCGGCTCGGTCATCGCCGAAAACGACCTTGTGGAAACGGTCCGTAAAGGCCTCGTCAACGCCCAGCGCAACGGCGCTGGCCTGGTTTACACCAACCGATGACCCTGCCCTGCCAACCCGTCGTCGAAATCCGGTTAGGTACCGGAGCATCATTCGGCGACCCGTTGATCCTCGGCGACCCGCTCGAGGGCATCCTCGGCACAAACGTACTCGGCACAAGCATCAGCCAAGTCGTCAACGTATCCAACCAGGTCACGCAAATCAGCCTTCGACACGGCCGCGACCGAATGTTCGAGGAATACTTACCCGGCGAAGCCGTCATCCAATTCCAAGACTTCACCGGCGATTGGAACCCCGCCAACACGTCATCGCCCTACTACCCGCAAATCAAACCGATGCGACAGGTTCAGGTGTACACCACCTATCAGGCCGTCGCCTACCCACTGTTTGCCGGATACATTTGGTCATTCGATTACGAATGGGTCGACCCATCAGCCGACTATGCGATCGTCACCATCCGCGCAATCGACGGCTTCCGACTGCTCGCTCTCGCCAACATCACGACCGTCACCGGCGCCGCAAATAAAGACCTGCCCGGCGAACGCATCAACCAAATCCTCGACGAAATCGACTGGCCGTCCACCCTCCGCAACATCGACATGGGTGATACCGAGCTGGAGAACGACCCAGGCGACGAACGATCAGCCCTTGAGGCAATCCAAACCATCGAACAATCCGACCTCGGCGCATTCTTCATTGACCACGAAGGCCGAGCCACCTACTACGACCGCGGCCACCTATCCCAGCTTGCATCCGGCACCGCTTACGAATTCGACGACACCGGCACCAACATCCAATACCAAGCGATCGACATCTCATACGACGAAACCGAACTCGCCAACCAAGTGACCCTTACCCGCCTATCCGGCCAACCACAAACCGTCAGCGACAGCTCATCCATCAGCGAATACTTTCTACGGTCTTACTCGCGCTCCGGCCTGATGATGGAAACCAACACGCTGGCCCTCAACCGCGCCCAATCCATCCTCAATTACCGCAAACAAGTCCGAGTCCGAATCGACAGCCTCACCCTTGACATCAGCTCAAACAGCAACCGCGTCGAACCGGCCCTCGGCCTCGAGATCGGCGACCCAATTATCGTCACCAAACAAATGGCCGGTGGCTCCGACATTGTCCTACGCCTCACCGTCCAAGGCCACAGCCACGACATCACACCCGACCGCTGGATCACCACCATCAGCACCGCCTACCCACTATCCACCGCTTTTATCCTCGGGAGCACCGAATTCGGTATTCTCGGCACAAACACCCTCTAGGAGACACCAATGGCCACCTATCCGCTTTCCGAGGCGTACGTCGACGGCGACGTACTTACCGCCGCCAACGTCAACTCAATCACCGAAGGCGTCAACGATCTGGCAATCGCCACATTCAACGCCCAAACCGGCACCACCTACACGCTCGCCCTCACGGATCTCGCCAAACTCGTCACCCTCACCAACGCGGCAGGAATTACCCTCACCGTCCCACCCGAAGGAACAGTCAATTTCCCAATCGGCACCCAAATACTTCTGTATCAAGGCGGAGCAGGGCAAGTCACGATCACCGCCGGATCAGGCGTCACAGTCCGATCAGAAGGAACAAAACTCAAAATCAAAGCCCAATACGGAATTGCCGGATTAGTCAAAGTAGCTAGCGACGAATGGGTCGCCTTCGGGAATCTCGCCGCATGACGTTCGCATTCAAGGCTGCGGCAATCGGCGAAGGCCCACTGGTAACAGGTGGGACATTGACGTCCGATTCCACATATTTCTACCGAACCTTCACCGGTAACGGCACCCTTGAGGTCACCGGCGGAACAATAAGCGCCGACATTCTGATCGTTGCCGGAGGCGGAGCAGGAGGTTCCGGGCCAGGCGGATCAAACGCGGCAGGCGGAGGCGCTGGCGGTTTCCGCGAACTAGCCTCCCAATCTCTCACCGGTAGTTACGCAGTGACCATCGGCGGGGGTGGAGCAAGCGCTGGATCTAGTGGGACTGGCGCGCGTGGCGGGTCAGGCACGGCATCATCATTTGGCGCTTTATCCGCGTCAGGCGGAGGTGGAGGCGGAGCGCAGTATTACTTGACCGTGGTCGTTCCTTCAGTTATGAAAGGAGCCGACGGAGGCTCTGGAGGAGGTTCCGCCTACGACGGCTCCGGAACCAACGCCCAAACCGGAGGCGCAGGCAACGCCGGATCGTATTCGCCGGTCGAAGGATACGCAGGAGGAAACGGTGGAGCCGCTCCCAATTTTTATTGTGGAGGCGGTGGAGGCGCGACAGCTGTAGGTCAAGGCGGCTCGACAGGCAACCTCGGTGGCGCCGGATCCGCCAGCACTTACGACGACACCGCAACCGTCTACTCAAAAGGCGGCAACGGACAAGCGACTGGTTCGGGAGCAATCAACACCGGCAACGGCGGAAACGGACACACCATAGGCGGTGGCGGTGGTTCCGGAATTATCGTCGTTCGC